ATATCTAACTTAGGATGTTGTTTTTTTATGGCAATATGTTTACGTCTATCTGCTGCCATAAACCGGCCTTTTGTTTCTATTATGATACCGTTTTGCAGAACAAAGTCTGGAGTATAGGTGCGGTAGGCTAGGTCTTCCCATTCAATCTTTATCTCTTCGTACATGAACTTATGATTACGTTCCTTTAGATAGATTGAAACTGTATGTTCTAACCCACTGCGATACCCATGTTTTATTGCTGCTCGTTTAGCTTTATGCAGCAATAACATCTCCTATGTATGAAGTTATTGGTGGATTTTTAGCCTGTGATTTAACTGCTTCTCTTTCTGTTAGATCACTCCAACAATCATACCTATAAGAGCAAAACTTGCAACTAGGATTAAGTATTTTATTACCTGTTTCTTTTCCTCTAAACTTTTCTGGTACTGGTTGAAAACATCTTTCAAATTTATTCTCCTTTACTGTCTGTACTGTACTCTCAATTTTCTTGACTTCCTCATCAAGATTAAGACCTGTAGCTGGTACATACTTAAATGAACCATTAGCTTTATTCACTACCCACCAGCCACCTACTTTTTTACCAGATGCTTTTGCATATCCGGCTAATTGTCCTATATAACCAAAACCGTCACCATCAGCAAGAGTTTCATAGGATTCAAACTTATTTCTATACGACCAGTCAGAAGCAGATTTAATATCGTCTACGGCACCATCAATAACAATATCGTATGAGCCGTTAATAGTCGTATCTCCACAGTTAAGGCTAACCTTTTCACTGTCACTATATTCTATCTTAGCTTCTTTCAGTACGCCCTTGAAGACAGCCTCAACGATGTCTCCAAGCATCATGTTCATCATAAATGTGTTTGGAAAGGGCATAGCTACCTCTGGTTTATTCTTTTCATACCAGAGTTGGCAAGTGGGACGACCTACATTGGACATACGTATCCTAAAATCTTCCCTCTTCTTACCGCTTCCAAACTGTCTTCGCATTGCATCAGCAACATCATTAGCGACTTGCTGAATAGTGTCCTCAGAGATAGTGCTGTCACCCTTGACAGCATTCTCCATGTACTGATGCAATGCAAATTCAGCCCTGTGGTTCATTACGCTGCATCCTCATCGTCTAATTCAATAGACACTAAGCTATCAACAACATCAATGTCATCATCTTCCATACGCGAGTTAGCTTTCTCTGCCCACTGGTTAATGATGTAGCTGTTGTAGTTGTCGATCCACGCCATGAAATCACCAAACAAAACTTGATCTTCTTCAGTTAATGCAATAGTGTTGGACACATCAAGTGATGCCACAGGCACGTAGTAGGATGCTCCTGTTGGTATCTTACGCTCCGCTGTATTAGCAGAAATAATGTGTTGAGGTGGCAACCGCTGCATCTTAGCCAGTGAAGCAAAGCTGTTTCCAATCTCCTTGAAGGCATCACGGTTGTCAATCTCCCAGATGAATGGTGTAGGTTCAAGGTCTACCTTTTCCCCCTTATCGTCCGTTGGATTAACTAGCTCAACAATACCCTGTACAACACGTACACGTTTAATCTGCTTGATCAAGTCCTGCATCTTTTCTGGCAGTGCTTTAAAATCCTTAATGTAACCAGCAGGTTTACCACAGTTAAAGCCGCCATCATTATCTTTGAGATCAGACTGCATTTTACTGTCATCTGTCATCAAACTCTTGATGAAACGATTAGGTGTCTTAGCATCACCCATAACATAACGCTTGTACATAAAGCGTTGTAGGAAAGGACGCATCTTAATACCAGAGGCATAATAAGTCGGGCCATCTGGAATCTCTAGCTTATATGCTCCACCCTCAATTACTTCTACGTTAACATTCTTGCCGTTAACTTCTGCAGTACCCATAATAGGTGAATGATGAATGCGAAGCCTAGCTAGTTGACTAGACTTAGATGATCCTGTAGCCTCATTTGCAGTACCCATAGCCTTTGCCATAGCTGCATAATTATTCGTATCAATCGTTGTTAATTGTGTCATATACTTCTCCTTTTATTTTGCGAATGAGACATAGTTATATCACGCCACGTCCTTAGTGTCAAGCCAATTTGGTCCGATTTTTGACTCTAAAAGTAGAGGAACATTAAAATCTATGCCCCATCGTGTATTTATTAGTTGAGGTAATTCCTCATTAGTGTCGTTTATGATATTGATTACTTGATCTTCTTCATCGGGATGTACATCAATAACAATACTGTCGTGTACTGTATTTACTATGCAAGAATTTTTGCCTTGCAAAAGATATTCTATGTGCAATAAACACAGCGGTACAATATCACCAGTAGCAAAACCCTGCACGGGATAATTCTTTATCTGTGTAAAGTGTGACACTCTGCCACTAGCACGTCTGTACACATCAGGAAAAGAGTACTCACGTCCTGATGGTGCAGTTATTTTCTGTCTAGTCAAAGCTTCTTTAGCCAATCGGGAATGCCAAGCTGCGACACCTTTGTACTTATCTGTGAAGTGTTCGTAGTACGCTGCTTCTGCTTTTGTTCTGCCATATCCCGTTGCGCCATAGAGTGGAGCAAACGTATGCGCTTTCGCATCCTGCCTACTCGTAGGCTGACCAGCATCGGTAATAACTTTAGCGGTGTATGCGTGTACATCAAATCCAGTAGATACTTCTTCAATTGCTACCTCGTCTTGTGATAAAAATGCAGCGGCGCGAAACTCTAGCTGCGCAAAGTCAGCCTCAAGTATCTTACCACCATCGAATCGTGACACAAATACTTTCTTTACAGGAAACGTGCCGCCACGTGGCATGTTCTGCATGTTAGGATTAGCACCCGACAGACGACCTGTAGCTGTACGATGCTGCAGTAAGCTGACGTGCAGCATACCGTCTTGTTTGGTGTAGGTCTTGATGCCATCAACAAATGATGACAGGTAGGTATCAATAGCAGATAACCGCCTTACCTTATACAAGAAGTCAACTGCATCATCCATACCTTTAGACTTAGCACCTGCCTCAAGCAACTCAAGGTTGCCCTTGCTTGTAGTAAAGCCATTGGCACTAGCCCACTTAGCTGTAGGTGGTTTAAACTTGAAGCCTGCCTGTACATCCGTAGGATTAAACAAGAAGCCAGCAGTATCGCAAGTAGGACACTTGCTAGGCTTTGCGAATGGATCACCGTTCTTTTTAGTCTTACGTACATAACCACTACCGTTACACGTGGAACACTGGACTGCATTTGTCCTGTATAATCTTTGTGTGCGTGTAGCAACCATCTGTCTGAACTCGTCATCAGGCATGTAAGGGTCAACCAAAGATGACCAGTCATTCTTATCAATGACCTTGCGACCATATATAACCCACGACAATTGCTCTGGGCTGTTGAGATTGATAGGCGTGTCACCCATAACCTTACGTACATGAGACTGTAAGTCGGTAGTAAGCTCTAGCTTCTCTGCCTCAAACTCTTCACGCACTTCCTCTAGCTTAGTTAAGTCAACGGCAAAGCCTGTCTGATATATCTTAGTCAAACACTTAGCAACTCTGTTCGTTAGCCTGACAGTAGATAACAATCCAGCATCTTCTTTTGTATTAAGACGATACCACAACTTGTCTGCAAGCTGTTGGGTAGCGTGAAGGTCAGCAGATAGATACTCACACAACTCATTGTATGGTATGTCACGTGTACTGTAGCCCTTCTTGAAGTATTCCTTCAGAGTATCTTGCTTCTTTGTGTCGCACTCGTAGCGTTCTGCACAAGCCTGTAAAGATAGTGGTTCTTTGACGCCACGCTGCAAGACATACTCAGCAAGCATAGTATCAAACACTGCACCATCATACTTAAAGCCTGACTCCCATAGCCATAGCAAATCATATGCCACGTTGTGACAGATTAATACAGTAGCTTGGTCAAGATACCACTGCACACGCTCATGGTAGTCAGCTTGACTAGGTACATCAGCATGGTCAAATGGGAAATGATGTTCCACTCCTTGATCTGTAAGTATACCTATCATAGTCAATGAGTTGTTAGGCTCAAAGGGATCAAGATGCATCTTACCATCACGATGCGTTACTGTGTTCTCTACGTCTAATGTTAGCTTCATACTGTATACCTCGCTGTTTGATATTCCAATTGACAGTGTATACTACCATGCCATCCTGTCAACTTATTTTTTACTACATTGAGATGGCGTTCCGTATCTTCTTCGTCTTGCCCCTGCGCGGGTGGGTTCTTAGCAATCAATACCATAAGGTCAGCTTCAGCAGCCTTACCAGTACGAGAGCCTTCCATCATGCTTTGGTTTAGTACAACCTTACCTTCCGCATCAGCAGATAGCTGCGACATGTAAAATACAGCGCAATTATGCTGCTTGGCAATCATACGAGCGTGAACTGCGTTAGCTTTTAATGCCTCATCTGGACGAGAGAAGCCAGCGGTCTTAGCAAACTTATCGCCCATGTCTAGCAACACGATGTCGGGCTTGTACGCCTTACACACGCTCTCAACCCAATTCATATCACGACCAGTGGCATCCTTAACCTTGATGCGTTCCTTTACAGGTGCGTACAAATCACGTGCCTTAGTAGGATTCTTCTTGATCTCCTGCATAGTCATGCCAGTTGCAGCGGTCAAGTATCTAGCACCCACACGGTGATAGCCTTCCTCGTTACATAAGATAATGCAATTAGCACCCTGATGTGCAAACCCACCCGGCGCAGCAATCAAACTGGCGTGGAAGGATGTCTTGCCTGTGTTGGGTCTAGCACCAATCTCAATCAAG